CGTACCGAGTTCCGCCGTGCAGTAAAAGACTCTTTGATTTGTGGTCATGGTTGGATTAAGAGTGGATACCGTTTCGTTGAAGAAGAAGCAGTTGGACAAGAAACAGAAGTATCCGACCCTGTAGAGGGTGGAGAAATGACATCCACAACCATAATCCTAGAGGACAGCCCTTTCGCAGAGCGTGTAAGCCCTATGGATGTGTTCGTGGACCCTGATGCCACCAGCATGCGTGACATCAAATGGATTGCTCAGCGTATTCGCCGCCCTATTGCTGATGTTAAAAACGATAAGCGTTACACCAAAGTCGCTAGGGACGAAGTGCAGATTATGGCTGTTAGCCGTTATGCCGATGACCCAAGCCGCAAAAAAATTAACGACAAAAATGAAGGCTACGCCGAAATTTTTGAGTTCTATGATGTTGCCGCAAAATCAATGAGTGTGTTCTGTGAAGGTGCAGAAAACTTCTTGGTCAAGCCAACCCCAATGCCATACTCGTTTGGTCAGCCGTTTGTTATGTTGCGTAATTATGATGTCCCCGACCATTTTTACCCTATTGGCGATTTGGAATCTATTGAACCTTTGCAAAAAGAGTTGAACGAAACCCGTACCCAAATGATGAATCACCGTAAAAAGTATTCACGCAAATACCTGTATAAAGAATCGGCGTTTGACAATATGGGTCGCCAAGCATTGGAGTCTGATGACGACAATGTGATGGTTCCAGTAATCAGTGACGAAGCCCTAAGTGGTGTTGTAGCGAACTTCCCTGCTGTAATTAACCCACCAGATTTCTATGACCAAACCTCAACCATCATTGCTGACATTGACCGTGTATCAGGTGTGTCAGAAATACAGCGTGGCGGAACCAGCGAAATTCGCCGTACTGCAACCGAGTCCGCCTTGGTGCAAGACGCAAGCAACGCTCGTACTGCTGACAAGTTGGCTATGGTTGAACAAGCCATCAGCGAAGTGGGTCGCCGTATGGTTGCCCTAGCAAGACAATATATGTCAGGCGAGCAGGTAGCCCGTATTACAGGTAAAGATGGTGAGCCTGTTTGGGTTCAGTTTGACCGTGACTATTTGGAAGGTGACTTTGACTTTGAAGTAGTTGCTGGCTCAACACAGCCAAACAACGAATCTTTCCGCCGACAGATGGCACTACAGATGGTTGACGCTATGGCTCCGTTCGCTGGAGCAGGAATCATAGACATGGGCAAACTTGCCGCCTATGTGCTACAACAGGGCTTTGGTGTTAAGAACCCTGACGAGTTCATAATGCAACAGCAACCTCCTATGGCTCCTGAAATGGGTGGTGCTGGCGCACCACCAATGCCACCAGAACTCCCTCCTGTCCCTGCTGAACAAGGTGCTGGTCCCTTAACTGGTGACCCTGCCATGTTGCAAGCGATGCTTGCACAGCAAGGACAGATGCCGCCAATGGCATAAAGGAACAGCAATTTCATATGTAGAGCAACCAACTAGGACTCTAGGAGAAATAACATAATGAGTGATGAACTCGTAACAACATCGTCTGTGGAACCCGAAGGGTCACCCGTTACAGAAGGTGTTTCAGAAAGCCCAAGTACACCAGTTTTATCTGTTGAGGAATATTCTAATTATAGAGTTCCAATCAAATTAGATGGTGAGGATTTGGAAGTACCTCTAAGTGAGGCACTCGCTGGTTATCAACGCCAAGCAGATTATACTCGTAAGACGCAAGAACTTGCACAGCAAAAAGAACAGTTTCAATTTGCTACTGCACTTCAATCGGCTTTAGATAATGACCCTGCCGCCACGATTGACCTATTGAGCAAACATTATGGTATCAGCCGTCAGGCTGTTAGCGAAATGATTGCTGATGGTGAAGATTTTGATTCTTTGGACCCTACGGAACAAAAGTATCGGGAACTTGACAAGCGTCTTGCATCGTTTGAGGATTATCAATCCAAGCAGGAAATTGAGCGTGAAGTTCAACGACTAAAGTCCAAATATGAGGATTTCAATATCAATGAAGTTGTTACAACCGCTTTGCGGATGAACTCAACGGATTTGGAAGGCACATACAAGCAGATGGCGTTTGATAAAATGATGGCAAAAGCAGAACTAGAACGGCAAGCCCGTGAAGTCCAACAGCAGAAAGAAAACTCTTTGTTGGAATCCAAAAGGCAAGCCAGTGTGGTATCGGGTGGTTCGTCCGCTACGGCTAACACAACTAGTGAAACTTTTGAACCCATTACATCAGTCGCTGAGGCTTGGGCAGCAGCCAAGCGTTCTATGGGCGCAAAATAAAAACTACTACATTCTTTTAGGAGAACATAATGTCTAATGCAAACTTTGATGCGTTGCTCAGTACAACGCTCGCAAACTATCGTGACCAACTCACGGACAACATCTTTACGGCACGCCCGTTGACCTACTTCCTTCAGGATAAGGGTCGCATCCGCATGCTTAACGGTGGAACCAAGATTGTTGAGCCACTCATCTACGGTGAAAGTACAACTGTTAAGTCGTACAGTGGTTATGACTCAATCTCGTTGACCGCACAAACTGGCATCACGGCTGCTGAATACGATTGGAAGCAGTACGCTGCATCAATCGCAATTAGCGGTATTGAAGAAGCCAAGAACAACGGTGAACAAGAAATCATCAACTTGTTGGAAGCCAAAATCATGCAGGCTGAAGAATCAATGCGTGAAGGTTTCAACCGCATGTTCTACGCCGATGGAACTGGTAACAGCAACAAGGACTGGAACGGTCTTGGAAACCTCGTTGAGGCTTCAGGAACCGTTGGCGGTATCAACCGTGCAACAGCAGGTAACGAGTACTGGCGTTCATACGAGGAAAACACCGCAACAGCGTTGACCCTCGCACAAATGTCAACTGCTTACAACAGCGTTTCTGTTGGTAACGACCACCCAGACATGGTTCTCACAACCCAGACTCTGTTTGAAAAGTACGAAGCATTGTTGCAACCACAGTTGCGTTACACCGACACCAAGACCGCAGATGCTGGATTCCAGAACCTGTTGTTCAAGGCTGCTCCTGTTGTTTACGATGAGCATTGCACCGCAGGTATTGTGTACTTCTTGAACAGCAAGTACCTAACCTTGGTTGGTCACTCAGGCAAGTGGTTCTCACAAACCGAGTTTGTTCGTCCTGAGGACTTGGATGCCCGTTATGCACTCATCATGTGCTACGGTAACCTCACCTGCCGTAACGCTGCAAAGCAAGGCAAGTTGACGGCTAAGACAGCCTAGTTAAGTAATACGATGGTGGGGGCGCAAGCCCCCATTATCATAATAAAAAAAACACAAAATTCAAAAATTTAGGAGAATGATATGCCACTTATTTCAAACACTAGCGGTGCAATTGACCGTACCCGTCTTGCAGACTGGGCAACCAAAGAAGAAAAAGTAACCGTAGTAGCAGCAACAGACGCAGCAACCGTACAGGTAGCAGCAACACTTGCTGGTGCAGCACGCACACTATACACGATGACCCCAACAGCGTCCCGTACTTTGACCACACCAACTGGTGCGGAACTTGGTGCAGCGTTTGGTGACGAAGCAGTTGGTTCAAGTTTCCAATTCACTGTTGTCAATGTTGCCGCAGCAACCCACCCAATTGTGGTAACTGCTGGAGCATCGGGTGTAACACTTGTTGGTGTAGCAGCAACCTTTTCGGTTGCAGCAGCATCGTCAGCAACTTATGTTGCAGTGTTTACTGCCGCAGACACGGTTTCAATCTACCGAGCATAATCCCCACTAGGGAACAAATTGATAATGGTGGGGAGCAGAAACTCCCCACCATTACTTTATCTAGGAGCATTTATGCCTGTTAAATATAAGATTCTGTCCAGCCATGCAGATGCTAAACCTAAGGCGGGGACAAAAACATCAAACTACCCTAAGGGTGTTGAGGGTTCTATTCCTTATAGCCCAAAAGTTAATGCTGATGGTAAGCGTAAAACAAAACAAGCACGGCAACAATATGGTATGGGTAAATACGAAACTAAACGAGGAGCAAAGTAATGGCAATGAAAAAGAAAGCACCAGCACGCAAGCGTTCTAGCGGAGCAGGTGATGCTTGGAACCGTAACGATGAAAAGTTGTACGGTATTATGGGTGGCAAAAATAAAACCAAGTATGCTGAGGACCAAGCAACTTACCGTGAGTTTGGTCGCACCTATGGTGGACCAACTGACGCTGCGAGTGTTGCTATGCGTAAACGCCGTGAGGCTGGTGACTTCTCGTTTGGTGAAAAGCCAAAGAAGCGTATGGGTCTTAGTACTCCACGCAAGAAGGCTGGCAATAAAAAGAATGATTCAGTGCGTGGTGAAAACATGCGTAAGCGTAAGCGTTATGACGACAAAATGGGATATAAACCAGAATTTGTTGGCAAGCCACCAAAGAAGAATGTTAAACGAGGAGCAAAATAATGCGTAAACCCGCTATTGAATCCCGTGTGGGTCATGCCCGTGGCATTGATGATGTAATTAAACCTATAGCAAAGGGTCTTAAAAAGGCAGCCAAAAAAGCCAACAAGGCTAAGAATGATATTCCTGACCCTAATTATAAAAAGAATCCTTACAACAAAAAGGGTGGCATGACTACTGATTATAAGGATTATGTTTTGCGTAACAGCCGAGGAGACTACTAGAAATGGCATCCAGCAAGAAACCAAAAGGCATTGAAGAAGATTTGGCAAGAAAGATTTTAGCGTTGCTCCGTAAGGGTACGCCTGCTGCTAAAAAGAAAGCAAAAGAACTTCAAGGTATTCAGCGTGCTTACCGTGATGATGCTTCAAAAATGCGTTCAAATAATGCAGCACTTGGTAGAGAGTATGACCGTAAACTTGGTGCAGAATATTATGCAACCAAGCGGGCTACTGAATCTAAGAGTGTTTCTCAGCGTTTGCGTGAGGAATCCCGTTTGCGTGGTATGGACAGCAAGTTTAAGAAGGTTGCTGCAAGGGACCGTGCTGATGAAACTAAAGCGGCAACTGCCGCAGGTATGCGTGCTGAACGCCGTAAAGCAACTAAAGAGGCTGGTGGGCGTAATGCTCCTGACCGTATTGATGCCCGTAAGCGTGCCGCAGCAAACCGTGCTAAGAACGCTAAGCCTAAGAAGCCACGCAATCCAAAGAAGTAATCGTGGCTAAGCCCAAGAAACAGAAACCCAGTTTTGATATCGGTGACCTATTGGGGTTTCTGAATCAACCTAAGGTTAAGGCTGGAACTAATTTGTCGCAAGGCAAATTAACCAGTCAGGATGTTATGGGTTTGATGGGTGGCGGTCAGTCTAAGGCTGCGCCTTATTCTGA